TTTTGGCTCAAGTGAAGCCAGGTACGGGATTTCAGGAGACCTCGTCTCCTTTCAGCGAACGGCGACTTCGTCGCCAACACTTTCTCAGCTTAGTTTCTCGCTAGGCTACATCGCACCCCTACCAAGCATGTCGACCGAGGGCGTCTCACCAGACACATTGGCTATGCCCGAAGACGTCGACGTGCCCAACTCGAACACCCAAGCTACGTGCGAATTTCGTCCGATCACACTCTTCGTGGAGGCACAGAGGTGCTACGCTCCACCGACACCAGTGACGACATTCGGCACGGACAAGGTGACACGCATGACCGATCGCGCTCTCGCGGAGATCGGCAACCTCGGAAGATCTGGGCTTAACTGTCGAGTTGAGTCGCCAGACCCGACGGTGCGTGTGCGCGTCGAGTTGACAGATCCAGAATATTACCTCCTACACTTTCGGCTCAATCGCTTGTCGTTGAGCTCTCGTTTCTGGCAGCGCGTTGAAAGGATGCTGGCACGCATCAGCTGCAAGAGCGAAGTGTGTACCGTTGAGATGGTGCTTCTCGCAGACCATTGGAACTTCATTCAGAGTACCATGGTGAGCGTGGAGCAGGAGAAGACCCAGAGGATCGGTATTGCCTCATGTCCTTTGCAATCTCGCATCACACGGATGATCCAGACTTCAAACTTGAAGGGAGACCGCCATGCGCTGGACGCGTATCGTTGGGGAGCCCACCTCATCGCAGCGGCAACAGGCGAAGCAAGAGTCTACTGCAGCGTCGAGTCCCCCGGGCTCGCGACGAGCCGAGACGAGCCACCGCCCCCTTTCGAGTTTCCAGAGGTCTACAGTCCGTACAAGATCGACCCGCCAGCCACGCGCCTGACAAACGTGTATGGCCGGACGATTGCGAGCGATGTCGTGAGCACCAAGAGCAGCCTCCCAACCGGAGGGTATCGCGTCTTTGAGTGCCTCGAAGAAGCATTGGAGCAGGACATTGGAGCACAGGAGACCGCCCATCTGACCACCGTCCCCAACAGGATCAGCAAGGCCGAACCCCGAGCCTTGCGGGATGGTGTCGTTGTGCGCGCCTTCACTACCGACGAACTTTTGAATAACATTGAGCGAGGAATCCTTCCCGCGTCCGCTGACCCACTTGCGGACTTCGAGGAACACCGCCGTGACTGCGTGTGGACAGGGCCGCGTATCGCTGACGTTACGCCGGCATTGGACCCCAATTCGCATCAGAATGAGGTCCTTTGCCTTAGCCGCCACTTGTCCGCGCGCACTAAGATCACACCAGAGAAGGACGCTCTCAACCGAGAGCACAAGGCCTATGAGATCATGAAGGCTGCCATTCTCAAGCGGTTCCAAGAAGCCATGTACTTTCCGGAGGCCAACCTCCCGAAGAAGTGGACTGACGGTTTGCGAGACCTCGCTGCAGAGCGCATGTCCGAGGACGGCACTTTGAGGCTCCGGGGCTTTGTGAAGCCCAAGGAGATCGGGTTGCCGGAGGACAAACTCCCACGCGGCATTGGAAATCCTGGCCCAGAAGCAGCGGCGCGCTGGGCTAGCCGAGTGTCCGTGTTTGAGCAGTTGTTCTGCTTTCTCTTTCCGAATTTCATGATGAAAGGCCTGACTCAGGAAGAGCAGGATGCCAAAGTGGCGAGTTTGATCCAGTGGGATCCCACGATGGAGTGGTTTTCCGTGGACTTCTCTGCCATGGATTCGTCATGGAACACGCAGGAGAAACAATGGATCGTTGCACTCGTGAGGGACCTTTCCCAGATGTTCGTGTCGGCGCGAGACGCCTACGTGAACCTCATGGACCCAAGCGATTTCAAGAAAGTTCACTGGTTCTTCAAAACGCTGGCAGTGACTGTGCCTCAGGAGCACTGCATCCTCTACTCAGGGGAACGTGGTACCTCGATCTTCAATAGGCTCCTCGTGCTCATGCTACGCACGGCGGAGATTATTCGCAAGCTCGGGACCTCGGCTGCAGTCGACTTCTGGGAGGCCCGTTGGCACACGGACACTCAGCCCGCGTTGAACTTCGACATAGGCGATGGGGATGACACGGCCTTCAACAACATTGTGCAGACGTTGCATGGACGCAAGCGGATGTACAAGGATGCTCAGGAGGCCTTGGACGCGTACAAGAAGTACGGAAAGACCATCGAACCGATTGTCGCCGTTGGTAGGATTGAGATCCTGTCGCGGTTCACAATGGTGACCCCAGGTAAGAATCCGAAGACGGTGCATTTGGTGAAAATGCCGAAGAACCTTCAACGGCTCGTTATGTCAACGGTCGAGACATTCCGCCTCTGCGAGGAGGACTCTCCCTTCACGATCTCTTCGAGGATGCACGCGCAGTTCGCCACCACGGCCCTAACGAGGGCCATCTGCGCGAAGTACACCATGGGCTTCAGATGGATCGCGCTCGCGATCGGTCGGTACCATGTTGAACAAGCGTCCGTAGACGAGGTCATGCGCTTCTCAGATTCCTGGGAGGCGGATCAATGGGAGCAGATGAGTCTCACCGACTTCTTCTTCAAAGCCCAGCAAGAGCTGGCCGAGGCAGAAGTCTCCTCATACTCCATGGTCGAGTGGACCCACTTCGGATCCCCTCTTCCAAATGCAA